TCTTCGCGTTCATCCACGTCTCGTTGTCCATCAGGTGGCTGATCTTCGCCCGGGTGAGGGTCGTCTTGATCTCGTAGGCGTTGACGATGCTTTCCTTCACCTCATCCAGCATGCCGATGGCCTTTTGTATGTCCTGATGGTTGCCATAGGCGAGCGTCATGGGATTGTGGATCATCATGAGTGCGGTGGGTGCCATCAGGACCTTGGTGCCCGCCATCGCGATGACCGAAGCTGCGCTCGCTGCGATCCCGTCGATCTTCACCGTGATTGCCCCCGGATAATCCATGAGCATCGCGTAGATGCGACTCGCTGCGATACAATCCCCACCGGGGCTGTTGATCCACACCGTCACCTCGCCGCTGTCGGCGAATAGCTCGCTTCGGAACTGCTCGGGGGTGACATCATCATCAAACCAGCTCTCCTCGGCGATCGTGCCCGACAGCTCAAGGATTCTCGCTCTGCCTTCGTCTTCGCTCTGGTTTTTCCATTGCCAGAACTTCTTGTTCTTCATTACTCTCCTCCTGGGATGTGTTGGTAGCCTTGTCTGCGAATGCCCCTGCCCGCGAGAGGGGGAGCATGTTTCCGTTGATGAGGTATAGGTTTCCTCCGTCCTCGTCGGCTATCTGGTCCATGTCCTCCAGCGTTCGGATATCGTTGGCGCTCATCCATCCGTTCTGGCGTGCTGTGGCATACCCGCCCATGCGGCTCTGGTAATCACCACGCAGCAGACCTTCGACGTTGAAGCGAAAGAAATGCGTCTGCTTCTCATCGGAGGCCAACAGTGCACGCGAAAGTGCCTGCTCCCAGCGGATGACCCACGGGTCGAGAGTGTATTTGACGAACTCCAGCGACTGTTGCTCGATGTTGCTGAACGAGGACTTCTCCAGGTCCCCCACCATGTGAGGGGGGACGCGGAAGATGCGTGCGATCTCGTTGATCTGGAACTTGCGTGTCTGCAAAAACTGCGCCTGCTCGGGCGATATCGAGATGGGGGTGTATTTCATCCCCTCCTCGAGCACCGCAACCTTGTGCGAGTTGGACGAGCCGCCGAATTGGCCTTGCCACGTATCGCGCAGGCGGGAAGGGTCCTTCACCGTTCCCGGGTGCTCCAGCACCCCGCTTGGGGCAGCGCCGTTGGCGAAAAACTTCGCCCCATACTCCTCACAGGCTATCGCCATACCGATGGCGTTCTTGGCCATCGCAATCGGCGAGTAGCCCACCAATCCATCGAAGCCGAGTCCCGGAATGTGCAGCACCTCTGAGGCATCAAGCACCACCGAAGTGCCTTTCATCGTCGGCGCATCCTCGGCGCTGGTGGTGTATTGGTAGTAGAGCTTGCCACTCTTGTCGCGATCCACCTGCATGCGGTTGGGCATCAGCGGGTAGAGCGCGGCCACCTGGCCCTTGCCGTTTCGGATGATCTGCGCATACGCATTTCCCCAGAGCAGCAGGTGGGTCATCAGCGTCTCGCGGAACACGAAGCTGGTCATCTCCGCATTAGGCTCTGCGTGCAGCAGGGTGTACAGCGGATGCTCGGTAGCCTTGTGCTTGCTCGCCTCATCGTCGTGGCGGTAGAGGTGAAGAGGCAGCCCTGCGATCGCCTCGGCCAGGATGCGCACGCAGGCATAGACTGCCGTCATCTGCATCGACGATCGTTCGTTCACCGCCTTGCCGGATGTCGAGCCTCCGAACAGGAAGCTGTATGAGGAAGCGCTGGTCCTGTTTTGCGGCTTGTCACGCGTTCTGGTGACCAGCTTGGATATGAGTCCCATAGATGTATCTCCTGATTCCTAGATGTAGAGGATGCCTCGATTCTCGTAGACCGATTCGTGCAGATCGTTGCCGCACCTGATCGCCCGATCCAGAGCCATGATCGCAGCCACGGCCCCGTCGATCTTCTCGGTGGACTTTTGTTTGTCGGGCTTGATGTTCCCAGCCGGATCGGTGCGGATGAAGATGTTGTCCACCATCCACCTCAGCACCGGGTGCCCGGCATGGGCAAAAGTACGCTCAAGCACTAGTTTCATCAGTTCTTTGGTCGGTGGGCTCATGTCCTTGAAACCCTGGCCAAAGGGGACCACTGTGAAGCCCATGCCCTCGAGGTTTTGCACCATCTGTACTGCTCCCCAGCGGTCGAAGGCGATCTCTCGAATGTTGTACTTTTTGCCCAGATCCTCGATGAAGGCTTCGATATACCCATAGTGGACCACGTTCCCTTCGGTGGTCTGGATGAACCCTTCGCGCTCCCACACATCGTAGGGTACATGGTCGCGCCTCACGCGTAGGTCGAGGGTCTCCTCGGGAAGCCAGAAGTAGGGCAGCACGGAGAACTTGTCCTCTTCATCCCGTGGTGGGAATATCAGGGTGAAGGCGGTGATATCAGTGGTGGACGAAAGATCGAGTCCTCCGTAGCAGATCCTTCCTTCCAATGCCGTCTCATCCACCGGAAAATCGCAGAGGTCCCATTTCTCCATCGGCATCCAGCGCACTGCTTGTTTGACCCATTGGTTGAGCCTAAGCTGACGGAAGCTGTTCTCCTCGGCGGGATTCTGCCTTGCGCTCTCGCAGGCCGTCTTCACCTTCTCCAAGGCGATGGTATGGCCCAGCGACGGATTGGCCTTCTTCCACGTCTTCGGGTCCGTCCAGTCGTCGTTTTCATCGGCACCATAGATGACCGGGTAGAAGGTCTTATCGTGTTTTCTTCCCTCAAGAATATCCTTGGCCTTCTGATGTTGCTCATAGCAGATCGAATGCTGGTCGGTGCCCGCGGTGGTGATCAAAAAGAACAGCGGTTGAGCACGCGCATCACCCGAGCCCTTGGTCATCACGTCAAAGAGCTTTCTATTCGGTTGGGTGTGCAGTTCATCGAAGACCACCCCGTGGATATTGAATCCGTGCTTGGAGTAGGCTTCGGCGCTCAGCACCTGATAGAAGCTGTTGGTCGGCAGGTACACGATACGCTTGGTGGCCGCCAGGATCTTCACGCGCCGGTTCAGCGATGGACACATGCGCACCATGTCCGCTGCCACTTCGAATACGATCGAGGCCTGCTGCCGGTCGGCTGCGCATCCATAGACTTCAGCGCGTTCCTCGAAGTCGGCGCAGGTCAGCAGCAGTGCCACCGCGGCGGCGAGCTCGCTCTTGCCATTCTTCTTGGGAATCTCGATGTAGGCGGTGTTGAATTGCCGATATCCGTCGGTCTTGACGATACCGAACAGGTCGCGGATGATCTGCTCCTGCCAAGGAAGCAGCAGGAAGGGCTTTCCCGCCCACACTCCCTTGGTATGATTCAGGCACTGGATGAAGGCCACCGCATGGTCGGCCAGGGTCTTGTCGTAGGTCGAATCCTTGGCCATGAATGCAGTGGGTTTGTAGGTCTTTAGTTGTTTCATGGCATTCCTGTGTATACGAAAAGAAGACCCCGGAGGGTCTTCACTAAGGCGTTCAAGAGGCTTTTGTCAGCCTTCGCCGGTGAGGATGAAGTGGGTGTATTCTGTACTGTGATCTTCGCTCAGGTAGTGTACCAGGTCAGCAAGATCCATGCGCATGGCGATCCACTTCACCGTAGGGATGTCGAACATGTTCGTCAGGCCGCTCTCACGTACCTCGAGGATCTGCTGTTTGATCTTCTCAGTCATCAAGTACCTCCATCATGTGCATCACCGCTTGCTTGAGGATGCTTTCATCAAAACCGCAATCACGGTAGCCGTGTAGGATGGTCGCGTAGTAGTACGCATCCGGCATCGCCAGCGGGGGACCTGCGTTCATGACGTAGGCCATCGCCACCACTTCATCACCGTCCAGGTTCACCATCAGGCGCTTCTTGCGATACAGATGGGGGTGACCCTCGTAGCGGTCCAAGGCCTTCTCACATTTTTCGGTAATCTCCCACAGGAGTACCGGTACGCTTGCACCGCGTTTCATCTCGATGGTTGCCACGCCAGTATGTCGGCCTCCCCGAAACACCAGCTGATAATCATGCAGTATCGTTGATCCAATGACCGCGGCATCGGGACAGCGATATCCCATCTGTTCGAGGTTCAGATTGCTTCCATAGGCCAGATAGACTTTCTTCATCGTTGTTACACTCCTTCACTTGG